AAAGTTTTTTATGAAAATATATCCATTGGTCATCCATGTATGCCATAGGAGTCCCCCGGCTTCATTCCGACATGGCGGTCCAACCGAGAGATATCCATAATATACCATTTTTCACAAGGAAAGTCAACACCCCATGGCAAGTTTCATCAATGCAACCATAGATGACCACAAATTTGACGCTCTAATCGAGGTCATGAACGACCATGCCGTTCATTTGAAGCCCGTCTTGGCGGCTATTGGCAACCTTGCAGTCAAGAGCATAAGGCAGAACTTCCGTGTAGGCGGTCGCCCTAATCGCTGGCCCGAAACAGAAAAGCCCAAGGGTAAAACGATGATTGGTACAGGTGCTCTTATGAGGCAAATTCACTACAAAGTGGATAATGATGAATCTGGAGTGACCATCATGACGGGCAAACAGAAATATGCTGCAATACTCCATTTTGGTGGCAAAACTCCAGCACACGAAATCTGGTACAAGAACAAGAGAGCCCTCAGCTTTACGTGGAAAGGCTTGCCTGTAATTTATGGTAAAGTCAACCACCCCGGCTCAAAAATTCCCGCTCGCCCTTACATGCTTTTGCAAGACGAAGACGTGAAGATTATCGAAAACATGATGATTCAGCACATCGTAGAAAACACTTAACCCAAGGTACAAAATGACCAAACCCACACCCAAACCCACACCAAACCAACCGCAAAAAAACAGACCTACTACAACGAAATGCCCGTGGAGACTATCAAGATCATCCACGCCATCGTGAAACGCGAAGAACTCCCGCGTGAAGCAGCCTACGATATCGGCACCGCCGTCAAGTATCAATGCCGCGCAGGACTCAAGCCCGACAACGACTGGAAAGACGATATCCGCAAAGCGGAAAACTACCTGCACCACGCACGAACCGGCGAATGGATAAAGGAATGAACTTAGAAAAGAGACATCTGCCCGCTGTCACGCTTCTTTGGCACAAAGTTAAGGTAGCGGTAAATCGTGCGTTCGCTCACGCCCGTCTCGAAGGCAAGCTGGTGGACAGTCTTTTCGCAGTTGTCAGCCATGTAGCGACGCACAGCGTTCGGAGTCATCCGGGATGGGCAGGCTACATGGTTGCCTGCAAAGCGTTTCCAGATTCTCTTGGCGACATCAAGACCGAGGGTCTTTGCAACCCACTTTAAATCCTCGTTAGGCAGATCATCAAATGTAAGGGAATCCCAGACGCTCATCTGTAATTCAAATATAACTAAAAACGCACGAAATTACAACAATCCAAATAAAGGATGTGAAAATGAAAAACAACCCATAAAGTAAAAGCCGGCATTACAACCAGCTTATATTTATCCATCTCTATTTTGTTTTCTTGTTTATGTATTCTGCTATTTTTTCTACAGCCCTTTTTGCAAAGGAGGAATTGTTTCTTTTTCGCATTGACGGAGTATTCTCTTCATCAAATTGATGGTATAGAGCTTTTAACTGTTCTCTACTTTCATCAAATTTTTCTTTTGATGAAAATGTCATTTTGAAAAGTCTTCCACTTGCAATGCCGTATTCAATAGCTCCTGATTGAGTCGTTTTTTCTCTATGGAATAGGTTATATACAGTGATAGCACCATTAAAGTTGTCATCAATATCAAATGCAAAAAAAACAGGTTTGTCCATAGAAATCATATTCCCCATAGTGACAAATAAAATGGTCACGTCATCGGAATATTCAATGACTTTATCCTTGTCATCTCTAGTCTGAGGCTCTTTGAAGTAGAACTTATGGTGCATCATACGCTCCTCAATATAGTATAAATTGTATTTGTTGCAAGTTCAAGACTTTGATCAATATGAGAATCGTTAAAAGGATTGCTATTCTTCAGGCTGTCAACTACCAATACTCCCCAAGTATTGTCTTCACCAACAATGGGCATTGCCCATATTTGCGTAGCTTTAGAATGAATCGATTTGAGTTGGACAAAAGTCTTAAGAAAACTTTTTTCCATATATGTTTGAACAATCTGTTGATGGTTATAAGGAATATCTTCGATTTTCTTATATCGTTCAATATGGATGTTTTTGACATTTGGCAAAGATATGGAAAACTTTTGCTGAGTCATCAACACGTGCGACGCAATGCCATTTACATCGTCATGGTCTGAAGGATACTTGAATATGGTCATCGTTCCATTTCTATGCGGATTACCACATCTCACATAAATGGCTACATACTTTTTCCAAGGAAACCATGGGAATGACATGATTTGATGACGAATCGTTCCCTTTATAAAATGTTTTACGATGCAGCGAATGTTGTTCCATATAAAGTAGGGCCATAGCCGATATCCTTTAGTGATTCGAAAGACCGTAATTCTAACTTCATCGGCAGCCCCATTAAAGAGATTGTCGTATAACTGGTTCAAGTAGCTTTTTAACACGGGTTTCGGACTAGAAGGTGCAAAGATTTCTATGAGTACCGCGAGAGCGTTACATATAAGTCCTGCCCAAAAACTTTTCGTTTCGAAAAAAGTTTTTAAGTGGTCGTTATAGAGATCGTTAACCCATCTATACTCTAGTAACCAGTTTAAGTGTGACGAACAACTCAGGTCTGACAACGCCAAAAGCGAAGAACCCAAGATAGCGAAAAGAGCAATCAAGAATTTTTTCATGACTTATCTGCACAAACTCAATAGAATAAATTTATCCATATCAGAACCTCACTTGGATGATGTTACCGAATCTGCCGACTACCCGACCTTTCGTTTTGCTCAGCGACCTTTCAAAAGCTCTCTTAATTCTTTAATTTCGTCACTTGTTAAAGGAGATTCTTTATTTTCGTCGTTTGCAGGAATATCAACATTTGTTGATACCTTTTCAAACTTGACTGAATAGCCGCAAGACTTACAGAGTAATTCAACAACCTCAAATTGCGGGCTTCTAGACCCATTAAGGTAGTTTGCAAGAGCTGCTTGGGTTATTCCTGCTTCGTCAGCAACAACTTTTTGGGTTTTGCCGGATTCTTCGATTGCTTTGCGTAAAAATTGTGAAAACATAAAAATTCAACAAATGTTTATAAAACCTCTTGACACTCAACAAATGTTTATATACATTTGTTGATGTAGTGATGATTAACCACCATTACAACAAAAGTTAATAAAAAAGGAAATCAACACAATGACTGCCGATTTCACCGTCACAAAATTCTCTTGGCGAAAGGTCGCCGAAAAGGTATCCGAAGTCGCCGGAAAGCCTTACAGTGCCAACTACGTAAGGGAAGTAGCCTCGGGTTACCGCACCAACCACCAGCTCACAATTGTCCTCCAAAACCTTGGAATTGTCAAAAAAGAGGTAGCATAATGATCAAGTCAATTTACGAAGAAGAACCCGAAAATACCGTCAAAGGTACCACCAATTTGGTGGACCCTTTGGACAAAGAAAACGACGAAGAAAGCCTGCTCGAAACCGCCAAAAAGCTCGATGAAGTTCTCGGCACGGACGGTTCCAACAACGAAGTCCTCTATGGCAAAAACGCCGCTTTCCCCGAAAGCCCGCTTGTCCCGGTCGAATATTCCAACTCCAGTGCAAAGTGCATCGTCAAGGAACAGGGCCTCGAAGAAGGCGAACTTGACCCTACAACAGCGACCGCACTCAAGCTGCGTTACCGCATCTTCAACGACACGTCCATCCGCATGAGCATCGACACCGAGAAGAATGTGTGGTTCGTCGCAGACGATATCGTGAAGGTTCTCGGCTACAAGAAAGACACGGCAACGGTCATCAAGCAGCACTGCGGCAAGGTCTATGACAGCAAGGACCTTGACGGCACAAACGAGCTAGCCAAGAAACTCGTCATCGATACGAAGGGTGGCAAGCAGGCTATGATCGCCATCAGCGAACCGGACGTTTACCGCCTCATCATGCGTTCCAACATGCCCGAAGCCCGCAACTTCGAACGCTGGGTGGTAGAAGACGTACTCCCGTCCATCCGCAAGACGGGCAAGTATGCCGTCAAACGCAAAATCGAGTTCAGTAATCCCGAAGACCAGGCGAAGTTCGAAGCCGCCAAGACCGAAGCGTCGGGCCAATGCGAACTGTTCCCGCGGATGGTTCCGAGCGTATCGCTCCCGGCAGACATCACCGACCGCCTGAACTCTGTCAAGAAACGCCTTTTCGAGCAGGGCCACACGTTCCCCAACAACAAGGAATTCGTGAAGTTCCTTGTCAACAAGGCTCTCGAAGATTTGGAAGGCTAGGACCATGACGGAGCTCAAGAAATCGCAGATGAGGCGCATCGTCGAGCTTGACACGCTCCGTCGCAACTTCAAGCCCGGCACCAGGGAATACCGCCTTGTCAGTGCCAAAATCCACCACGAGCGGACAAAGTTCCGCACCACCCCCAACCGCTAAGGATTTGCCATGAATACCACTCTTATTCATCGTTCCGCACGCCCCCGCGTCACCCTCGAATTCACCCCTGTCCGCAAGTGCGAATGTTGCGGCGGTAAGTCGAACCTCTACATCAACGGCCACCACGCCTGCGGGCGTTGCCTCAAGGCGGGCCGCGTGCTCGACATGCTCTGGAAGGAACAGGTCGCACGCCAGTTCCACATCGAAGGCACGGTTGTTTTCTGCAACAACGACCTGCCTACTGAAGTGATGGATGCAATGACAGCAAGGGCTCTCAACCGCTAGGCCACCGATGAAACCGATTTGGATATCCACAGAAAAGGCCGCAGAGCTTCTAGGCATTTCCGAGCGACACGTCCGCCGCCAGCTCCCGCTTTGGGAGTACGAATGGCAAGAGGAAAACGGGCGCAAGGTCGTGAAGATAAACGTCCGCTCGCTCCCGAAAGAGGCATGCGACCGCTATATCGCAGGGTGCCTGCCTGAACTTTCGAGCGTGGCAAGGCCCAAGGAAGACCTTGACCTTCTGAGCCGCGCCTACGACCGTTCTTGTGGCAGGTCCAAGAAAAACTATGACAAGTGGACGCTCATTTTGCTCAAATGCGAAGGCATCACCGGCACAAAGGAGCTCGGGCGTTTCGTGGATGAATGGAACAAGGCCCATCCCGAAATGAAGACGAGCATCAAGAGCATCTACCGTCAGCGTGCAGCCGTCGAGGATTGCGGCAAGATTGCCCTTATCAACCACCGCGAGACGATGAAATCCACCGTGAGCGATGCGATGTTCGAGGACTTCAAGACCGCCTACTTGACAGCAAATAAGATTAGCGTTTTCTCTTGCCGAATGATAGCGCTTGGCAAGGCGTTGGAACGCGGCGAAATCAAAGATGAAAGCGAGTTCCCGAGCGCATCCGCATTTACACGCAGGCTCAAGACCGAGTTCGCCCCCGATGTCATCTACTTTGCACGCGAAGGCAAAAAGAAGTTCTATGACAACAAGGGCTACCACCTCGACCGCGACTACTCCGACCTCAAGGCCGGTCAGGTATGGGTGGGCGATACCCGCACGTGGGACGTGTTCGTGAAAGTTCCGGGTCAAGAGAAACCCGCCACCTGCTACATCACGCTCTTTATGGACTTCAAGACCTACATGCCCATGGGCTGGTGCTTGCACCACGACGCACCGGGCACGGAAAACACGCTCAGGGCCATCCGCAACGGCATTGAGCGTTATGGCCTCCCCGAAGAACTCTATGTCGATAATGGCCGCGAATACCGCAACCGCGACTTCTCCGGTCAAAGCAGAGGCAACAAGATTGTCGAAGACGAACAGTATGCGGAATCCTTGGCAAGCCGCCTCGGCATCAAGATGCACTTCGCAATAGTCAGAAACGCACGCGCAAAGATCATTGAACGCAACTTCTTAATCATTAAAAACGGTTTTGACAGGCTGTTCAACAGCTTCAAGGGCGGCACGGTGGTAGAAAAGCCTGAACCCTTGAAGGGCGTGCTCAAGCGTGGCGACTTCCTCACTTGGGAAGAGTTCTACGACCTCGCACAGGATTACATGACGAACGTGTTCCCCGGCCTTCCGTGCCAGGGCAAACACCACAACGGCATGACCCGTGCACAGCTCTGGAACGAAGAAATCGTCAAGCGTGAACCGATGCGCCGCGTATCGAAGGACACGCTCTCCATGCTGGTGAGCCGCACCGTCACGGGCCGCATCATGCACATGGGCTTCCATTACGCACAGATGGATACATGGTACTGGGCAGAATGGATGCCGGTTTACAAGGGCCGCGAAGTCACGTTCCGCTACGACCCCGAAGACATGCGCACCGCCTGGTGCTACGACTCCGACAAGAAGCTCATCGGCGAATGCTACCTGCAAAGCTCCGTGGGTGCGATGGTCAAGGATGACGATGCGGTTTCTAAGGCCCAAATCGCCGAGGGTGTTGCACGCAAGCGTCACGAAGAAAAGCTCCTCAAGGAAATCTGCCCGGAAATGACGAAGGAACAGGCGGCAGAATACATCGGTGCAATGCGCACCGCAGTAGGCCCGCAGGGCGTGTTCATCCCGGAAGGACCGACCCATATCACCCGCCACGACAAGGACTCCGCACAGCTCAAGAGCGAGAAGCTTGTCGGCAATGGTGAAATCATCAACCTGCTCGGAGACGATGACGACGGCGAAACCGCCGAACCCGAATCACTCTGGGAAGAACTCGCGAGGCACGCATAATGGCAGACATTGACTCAACTAAGCTCCTCAGGATTTTTCGAGCCGTGGCAGGGCCTATCGCAGAGAACAATGTCGCCAAGGCGGTCTCGATCATCCGGGCAGGCGGCAAGATTCCCTCGATGGTAACGAGCCACGAAATCCGCACCTATTACAGGGTGATGTCAAGGCTCAAGGAACACGGACTCATCTAACGAATTTGCCGATGGGGGCAGCGGCACATGCCGCAACACTTCACACAACCGAAAACACCTCCCTTGTTACCGCCCCCGGAGGCTCCCACTTTCAACAACAACCCATAAGGATAGATATGGAACAGATTATTGAACAGCTCAACGACTACATGTCACGCACGGGAGCCTCGCAGACGAAAGTCGCAAAGGCCCTCGGCATAAGCCCCGCCACCCTCAGCTACTTCCTCAAGGGGAACTACACGGGCGACATCGACTCCATCTGCGACAAGGCGAAGGACTTCCTTGATACCGAAGCCGAACGCGCCAAGTTCAAGACGAACGACGGCATTGTGCAGACAAGCGCTTTCAAGACCATCCAAAAGTTCTGCAGCCTTGTTCTCGCTCACCAGATTTGCGGGATGCTCACGGGCGACGCAGGCTGCGGCAAGACCACCGCCCTCAAGGAATTTGCCAAGACGCACCCGTCTGTAATTCTCGTCGAAGCTGACTATGGCTACACCGCGAAGGCTCTCTTCGACGAACTCTGTGCAGAACTCGGCCTCGATGACCGTGGAAGCCTCTACCAGAAGAGAGCTCGCATCGTTGCAAAGCTCAAGGATTCGGGCCGTCTCATCATCATCGACGAGGCAGAGCACCTGCCCTACCGCGCACTCGAACTTATCCGTAGGGTGCACGACAAGGCGGGCGTGGGAATAGCCCTTTGCGGCATGCCGCGCCTCGAAAAGAACGTGCAGGGCGACCGCAACCACTATGCACAGCTGAACAGCCGCATCAGTGCACCGTGCAGGGCTAAGCTCCTCAAGGATGCGGATATCAAGGCCTACATCGATAGCCGATTCGAGAACTACGAGCCGAACGTCATTGAACAGTGCGCAAAGACTTGCCGCCGCAACTTCCGTCTGCTTTCGCACCTCGTGATGTGGAGTCGCGAACTCATGCGCAACAACCAGCGCGACACGCTCGACAATGAAATCATCGAAAGTGCGTCACAGATGCTGGTGGTAGCCCAATGACACCCGCAGACCGCCGCGCACAGGATTTCAAGGTCATCCACGGCCTTGCAAGGCTCCTCGGGCTGAACGACGAAGCTTACCGCGACATGCTGAACGACCGCTACCACGTCCGAAGTTCCAAGGAACTGAACCCGCAACAGCGCTTCCAGCTCATCAAGGAATTGCGGGTACAAGTCCACGGCAATGTGCAGAAGTTCAACGAACTCGGCAAGCGCAAGTTCAAGGCAAGCCCCAAGCAGCTGAGAGCGATTGAAGCGATGTGGGCGCAAGTCTCAAGGGCCTCAACAGCCCAAGACCGCAGCAAGGCCCTGAACGCCTTCTGCAAGCGCCTGACTGGCATCGAGGTCATCACCTGGATCTGCAAGGATGACGCGAAAATCATCATCAAGGCAATCCAGGCAATGGGAGCCAAGAGTCCCGAACAATTTAAACAACAAACCAAAAACAAGTAGGTAAACCATGGCAATGAAAGACAAGCAGGGCAACTGGCTCGACGACAAGGGCCGCCCGATTCCCGAAGAGTACATCCAGCCGCAGGACAAGAAGCGTGACCGCATGGTCGAAAGCATCATCAAGCGCGTTTCAAAGCTCTCCGCAAAACTCGCAAGCGAAAAGACTGAGATTGTCGCGGCTATCGAGAAGTATCTCAAGGAACTCGCCAAGGACAACAAGGTCCGCGAGAACTGGAAAGGCAACATCCTTATCTACAACTTCTCGCAGAACCTCTGCATCGAACGCCGCATCAACGAAACAATCAGTTTCGACGAGCGCTTACAGATGGTCAAGACCACTATCGACAAGTGGCTCAATGACCGCCTCAAGAACATCGACGAGCTCATTGCTAAAGTCATTTCGCAGGCATTCTCCGTCGATAAGCAGGGCCGTATCAATACGGCTATGCTCCTCAAGCTCCGCAAGCTCGACATCCAGGACCACGAATGGAAAAAGGCGATGGAACTCCTCGACGAATCCATCTTCGTGAAGTCCTCCAAGATGGCTCTCCGCTTCCGCACCAAGAACACGGACGTTCCAGACGGGGCGTGGAGCGAAATCGGTCTCAACTTCAACGAAATCGCGCTTGCAGCAGAGGATGTCAAGGATGCAGAACAGTCCTAAGGAAACTCTCGACTTCTTCCGCGACCAGCTCTCCCTCGAAGCGGACTACACGCACGGCTACGCAGTGGTCATCAGGCAATCGGCAGGCAAGGAACTCATGCGCGGCGTAGGCACAAGCCCCCACGCGGCAATGAACGACCTGCTTGCAAAGTGGGAGAAGGGATGAGCAAACAACAAATCTTTCCGCTGGTCCTCATCATCCTTGACATTGCGGCGGCCATCGTTTACGGCATCGTAGATATGGACATCCGCAAGGTCATCTACTGGATAGCGGCAGCAGTCCTTACAATCACGGTCACGTTCTAGCCATTTTCGTGACCACAGCCCGTTGCAAAGACAGCCATGGAGTGGATGGCGCGGGGTGTAAGCCCCCGCACGGGTACTAACCAATCAACAAGGAACCATGCAGCGCACCAACAAGCTCATTATCGCCTTCACGGCACTCACGGCAGCCGAAATCTTAGGCTTCGCTATCGTCATCAACCTACTCAACCATTTCTAGCCATGAAATTCAAACGCATCCACATCAACATCGAACGCAAAATCTTCCTCCCGGACCGCACCATCGGCTGGATGAAGATTGCCCACGAATACCTCGACACCGACCTCAAGACATGGCGTTCGCGGGAATACGACCCGCAGGGCCATTTCGTCTGCTACACCATGGAACCCACAGTCCGCACGGGCCCGAAAGTTCCAGGGAAAACAGCAATTCCCGCAGGCACATACCAGTGCGTCATTACACACTCCAAACGCTTCAACAAGCCGCTGCCGCTCATTTTGGATGTCCCCGGATTTGCTGGGGTTCGCATCCACGGTGGAAACCGCCCGGAGGACACACAAGGTTGCATCCTTGCTGCCTTCAAACACGACGAAAAGTCGAACATCATCTATCAAAACGCCACGTCCAAGGTCATCGAGTACATGACTGAGGATTACAACGAAGCGACGCTCACCATCATCAACAAGAGATAAAATGAACTTAGCCATTCGCCCCGACATCCCGACATGGAAAGAATACATGGACCGCACCGACCTCTGGGAAATCCAGTATGCGATGCACATAGAAATCCAGTCTTCGCTCATCCCCGGCACACTCGTCTATGACATCAGACCCGGATACATCACCGACTTCCGCAGCGGTCCGTCAATAGTAAACCCGTTCATCCCGAAGATTGGCGATATCAAGCTCGCAATCGCGTGGATGATCCACGATGTGAACTATCACAGCTTCCTCAGCAAGAAACTTGCCGACCAGCTCCTCCGAGAAATGCTGGAACACGCAGGCATCGGAACATTCAAGCGCAACGCGGTTTACTATGCAGTCAAGATCTGTGCCGGTTCGCACTACAACACCCTCGACGAAGACCAAGGCCCCATCTACAACCACAACAAAACGCTTGTGCGGATGCGATGGCTAGACAAAGGGCAAGTTCTCAAGAGCTTCAACGGCAAAAAACTCAAAATCAAGGCCCCGTAAGGGGTCTTTTTTAAAGGAGAAAAACATGCAAAAGACCTCAAAAAAGCGCACCGAAATGGGCAATTTCGACACGCTAAAGCACCGAATTAGGCACGGTCTCAAGGCCTACAGCCTCCATATAATCATCTTTCTTGGCAATCTGTTCGCGTTCGGCCTCATGATCGCCATAATCTTCAAGCTTCTTTCAACATTATCGAGGATAGCATAATGAAAGACATACTCATGAGCATGCACGGTAAATGGGCAGACCTCATTTATCAGGGCAAGAAAACGCTGGAACTCCGCAAGACAGCCCCGAAAACAGGCGGCTATCTTGACGCTACCGTTTACATCTACAATACGGATGTCCGCAGCATCGACGGACGCATGGTTGTTACAGAAACATTTGAAATTACCGAAATCACCGAAGATATCTGCTCCAAGTCTTGCGTTTCTCGCGAAGACATCCTCAAGTACAAAGGCGATGGCAAGCTTTACGGATGGGTAATTGAAGAAGCCGACGAATTTGAACCGAACTGGCTCCAGCTGGAAGACCTCGGAGCGACACGCCCGCCACAGTCCTGGCAATACATCAAGAGGTAACTTATGGAACACATCTTGAAAGTCACTAAAACGAAATTTGAACCGCTGTTGAATGGCGACTTGACATTCGTCATCCGCAGGGCTGATCGCCTGTATTCCGTCGGTGACCGTCTCGTACTCTTTGAAACGGATGGCCCCAAAGAAACAGGCCGCTCGCTTATCGTCATCATCAAGTTCATAATGCACTCCGAGGACTCCGAAGGAATTAAGGACGATTACTGCGTTTTCAGCGTCAAACGCTCCGCAAAGAACTCCAGAACAAACGCAGGCAACCACCCGCAAAGCGAAGCCGAAGCCATTGAATATGCAGCCACAATCGGCAAGTCCGCAGACTGTGCAAAACGCTTCTACAACTACTACGCAATGACCGGCTGGAAGATGAAATCAGGGCTCCCGCTCTCCGATTGGCACGCCGCACTCAGGAATTGGAAGGACTTCCAGGGCACGCAGAAGACCCCCGAACAGGCCGAAGAAACCAAGCAGCTAGAACTGCTCTTGCCATTGCTCTGCAAAAAGACTGTTGAACTTGCCAAAAAAGCAAAGGAACTCCATTTCAACGATCCTCATGTTGCTACTGTAATTCAATTCTACGGCTTTGAAAGATTCGATTATCCGTTCAACGCCTTCGAAGTCAAGGAAATGGTCAATCGCTACCAAACATCCAAGAAAATGGGTACAGGCATCAAAACAATGCGAGGTAGCGAGTACGCCAAAGGCTCTCTAATAGTTCCCAACATCAAAGAATATGCCGAACTCCTCCAAAAGAAATCCAAAGCTTAACAATCCAATCATAAAGCAAACAAATCCCAGGCAACCGTCTGGGATTTTCCTTTTTTCACTATTTTTTGTCTCATTTTAGGCGACAAACCTCAAAAACATGTCCGCACGAAATGTCCGCACCCCATTTTTCAATAAAAATTCAAAATGCTTTAAACGGCTCAAAAACGCCAATTCAATAAAATAAAAATGTCTCACCACTCGTGAGACATTTTCGCATCGAAAGAACACATGGCGAAATTTGCGAAAAAACGGCAAATTCAAAAAACACACATTTATCGGGTGAAATGAGACAAGCAAACCCAATAAAATCAAGGCTTTCAGCTTGATTTCCTCTTTTTAATCTTGTCTCATTTCTTCCGCTTTAGCATAACCGCTAGCGGGACCTCGGATTTTTCCAATTCTTC